ATTACAAAATGACGAAATGTATTAAATGCGGATGTACGTGTCATTGCGAACAAACCTGCATGTGTGAATGTGCGGGATGTGAACATGAAGAAACAATTAGCAAATAATTTAATAGAACATGTAGTCAAGAAGACTACCATCGGAGATGGTAGAATCAGTTGGTCTACCATGAATAAAGATAAACGACGTAACTTTAAAAAATATAGAGGTCAGGGTAGATAATGTCTATCTCTAGATCCCAAATGCAAAAACAAGTATCTAAAGGAGGTAAAAAAATGAAAAAACTAAAACCAGTCCCGGCAAATAAAAAGGGACTAAAAAAATTACCCAAATCAGTTAGAAACAAAATGGGCTTTATGAAAAAAGGTGGTAAAGTTAAATAATGGCAAAACTCTGTGCAAAAGGTAAAGCAGCAGCAAAGCGTAAGTTTGATGTTTATCCATCAGCTTATGCCAATATGTACGCCAGTGCCGTTTGTTCAGGAAAAGTAAAACCAGGTGGACGAAAAAAGAAAATGGATGGAGGGTCAATTAATAGTGTTTCACAATCTCGTAAACAAACTTCTAGCTATAATCAAGGTAGGATCGCCAAAGGGTGTGGTGGTGTTATGGAAGACAGACGAAAGGTTACAAAGAAAAGTTAAAAATGGCGCAAAGTGGATTAAGAAAATGGGTAGCCGAGAAGTGGGTCGACATCGGCGCTCCCAAAAAGGACGGAAAATACCAACCTTGCGGGAGGTCAAAAGGATCGAAGCGCAAATATCCGAAGTGCGTTCCACTAGCCAAGGCAAGGTCGATGAGCGAATCGCAGAAAAGATCCGCCGTCAGAAGAAAACGCGCAGCCGGAAACACCGGGCCAAAGCCCACCAACGTCAAAACATTTGCCAAAAGGAAATGAAAAAGGTAAAACAGAACTATGCCGAGAACAGCCGACAAACAGCCGCCTAAGACTAAGAAGTATTTCCGGTCCACGAAGAGTGGTGCGGGAATGACTCAAGCGGGTGTCGAGCGTTATCGACGCGAGAACCCTGGTTCTAAATTATCAACTGCGGTTACAGAAAAAAATCCAACAGGAAAAAGAGCATCTAGAAGAAAATCTTATTGTGCTCGCTCCGCTGGTCAAATGAAACAATTTCCCAAAGCAGCAAAAGATCCGAATTCAAGACTTAGACAAGCTCGAAAGAGATGGAGGTGTTAAATGGGTAGTAAATCTCCTTCTACACCAGATATAAGACAATTACCTGCAAATACAGGAACAAATACTATTGCTAACAATCAAAGTATGATACAACGAGGTTTTCCTCCATTACAAAATGTTCCTACAATGGAACAATTCGGTCAAACTGTTCGATTAGCTCCTGGTGTTAGTTTAGAAGAAGCTTATAATAATTTTCTTTCAGGACCTCTTGGTGGTGGAGGACCTACACCAAAGCCTTTATCTCCTGGATATAATCCTTTGGGATCTCCAAGACCTACTTCATCCTTACAACCTAATTTAAGTACACAGAGTGCTCAATATTTAATTAATCCAGTAAGACCAGGATCTCCAGTAAGACCAGGATCTCCAACAGAAAATTCATTACTCTCAGCAGGATTAGGTAGAACACCTATAGGTTCTCCTAACTTTAGTGGTGAAAAAATTATTCCAACAATGGAACAATATGGAGCAATGGTTAAATTAGCTCCTGGTGTTAGTTTACAAGAAGCTTATAATAATGCTTTCGGTCCTTTAGCTATTCAAAGTCCAGATAGTACAGCAGGAATTATGTCAGGATTACCACAAGTTCCAACACCTCCTGGTATGCCTGATAATGTTTTTATAGGAAATGCAACTCCTGGTGGTCCTAGTCCACAACTTCCATTGAGACCAGGAATGCCACAACCTATTAATCAACCACCGATGGGTCCAGGAGAGCTTATAAATCCTATTAAAAATACAGCACCAATACAAACACCAACAGAAGTGCCACAACCTATGAACCCCGTTACAGGAAACACTTCTCCGATTGGTGGAAGTCAACAAGATTTTGATGCCTACATGAATTCTTATGTAAACGATTTGATTAATCAAAGAATGAAAAATGTTTTTGGTGGTATCATGAGTTCTTTTAGTTAATAAAAATGGAAATAAGTGACAAAACAACAGTAGGCATGCCTATTCGAAACTTAGTTTCTATTGTCACTGCGGTGGCACTGGGAGTCTATGCTTATTTTGGAATAGTCGAAACCCTTAATCAACATTCTACCCGATTAGAATTAATGGAAAAAGATGTGGAGTTAAACACAGAATTTCGAATTAAATGGCCTAGAGGTTTAATGGGTAATCTACCTGCGGATGACGAACAATATATGTTATTAGAATTCTTATCGGGACAAGTTGAAAAACAACAAGCGACTTTAGATGAAAATGCTGACACGAAGATTATGATTAAACATTTAGAGGAAATGGTAGACCAACTAGAAAAAGATGTTGAAAAATTAAAAGATGCAACAAGAGAAATTAAGTTTGCAAACGGTAATGGAAACGGGGGCTACTGATGTGGAAAGTGGTCATTGTTCTTTGTTTATTTAGTGGCAATGGTGAATTATTAGAGCACACTTATACAGAAAGTATTAGTGATTGTTTAGAGAAAAAACGTCTAATGAAACGTAATATGGGTCCCACGGTATTAATTACTTGTGGTGAGGTAGAGGCGGAACTAGAAGAAATTCAAGGTAGAATTTTTGTAAAAAGTATTCGCAAAATGGAACATTAATGGTATAAAGAAGTATGAAGATTGATATCAAACTCGCAGCTCCCTATATCATCATCATTGGTGGTTTCCTTGTATCTTGGGGTATGTGGGGTGAAAAGATTCAAGCTTTAGAAAAAAAGACCGATAATATTGAAGTAATGATGCAAGATATTGCGGTTATTAAAAATCAAATTACGGAAATTAATAAGAAATTAGACCGTTTACTTAGTGAATAGTCGGTAGTTCAAAATCAAATTCTACAATTACTGTTAAATCTTCGGCTTCTGTTTTAGGGTCGTTCATGATATAAAAATATACGAAAGGAAAAATTATGGAAGAATTAAATGTCGTTTATCGACTTCAAAAGTATTTGAAAGAAGTCATTCAAGACCACAAAGATACTATCATGACAGGTGTTGACAGCATGGATAAATACAAGTATCTTATCGGAAAGGTGCAAGCCTTTGAACAGACACAACAGGAACTCTCTAACCTGCTAGATCGTAAGGAGCATAAAGATGACTAAGTACGCACTTCAAGAGAAGTACAGGGAGGAAGAGCAAAAAGAAAAAGAAGAAGAAAAGAAACAAGTCCGAGCGGAAAATATTACCGAGGACCAAGTATCAAAACTACCACAACCATCCGGTTGGCGATTATTAGTTTTACCTTTTACCCCTAAAGATAGGACCAAAGGTGGAATTATTATTGCACAAGAATCTTTAGATAAGTTACGTATCGCAACAAACTGTGGTTATGTTATTAAAATGGGACCACTATGTTATCAAGATACAGAAAAGTTTACATCAGGTCCCTGGTGTAAAGAAGGCGATTGGATTATTTTCGCCAGATACGCAGGCTCACGATTACCAATTGAAGGTGGTGAGGTGCGCTTACTAAACGATGATGAAGTCCTTGGAACTATCAATAACCCCGAGGATATCCTTCACCATATATAAAAACATAGGAGACAACTATGCCTGAAGAACTGAAAAGAGAAGAGCCAATGATTGATGTTGGCGAGACCGAAGGTGCAGAAATTGATTTAGATTCACCGAAGGTCATTGAAGAGAAAGAAGAATTAGACGTTGTTCAAGAAGAACAAACGGCTTCAGGGGAAGAACAAGAAGATAAAGAAGAGAAAAAAGAGGATGAACTTAGCGAGTATAGCGAAGGCGTTAAAAAACGTATTGCTAAACTCACTCGAAAAATGCGTGAAGCAGAGCGTCAAAAAGAAGAAGCGATTGCTTATGCACAATCTATAGCTCAACAACAAAAACAGCTACAGTCAAGATTTAAAGATTTAGATACAAACTATGTATCAGAATTTGAAAATCGAGTTCAATCCAATCTAGAAGCAGCAAAAATCAAATTAAAAAATGCTATTGATAATCAAGATGTAGACGGCCAAATCGCTGCACAGACTGATATAGCACGATTAACAATGGATGCTGCTAGACTTAATCAAGTGAAATCACGTCAACCAAAGGAACAACCTGCTCAAGAACAGCCTGTTTATCCTCAGCAACAGCAACAATCGTATGCGAATGCTCAGACTATTAGACAAGCTGCTCAAACAATGGACCCGAAAGCCGAGTCCTGGGCCGAGAAAAACCCTTGGTTTGGTACCGATTCTGCGATGACTTATACTGCTTTTGATATTCACAAGCAGTTGACAGAAGATGAAGGGTATGATCCTAGTAGTGATGAATATTATGCGGAAGTAGATAAAAGAATAAAGCTTGAATTTCCCCATAAATTTGCTACAACAGAAAATACTACAAAAGAGAAACCTTCTCAAACCGTAGCATCAGCCAAACGTCCAGCTACCACAGGACGCCGCAAAACTGTGAAACTCACACCTTCACAGGTAGCAATAGCTAAGCGATTAGGTGTGCCACTTGAAGAATATGCGAAACAATTAATCGCGAAGGAGGCGTAAAAGCATATGGAAGATAAAAAAATAGACAAGACTTCTCGCGCGAGTGAAACTAGGGCTAAAGATGTTAGACCTCAAGTTTGGACTCCCCCATCATCACTAGACGCACCACCTGCGCCTGACGGATACCGTCAACGTTGGATAAGAGTCGAGAGTATGGGTTTTGACGATACTAAAAACGCAGCCGGAAAATTACGTTCTGGTTGGGAATTTGTTCGAGGAGACCAATACCCTGAAGAAAATTATCCAGTCCTCAAAGAGGGTAAATACGCAGGAGTAATAGGAGTTGGTGGCCTTGTGCTGGCAAGGATACCGGAAGAGCTCGCGAAGCAACGGGAGGACTACTATAATAGTAGAACAAAAGACCGTGAAGACGCTGTCAACAACGATCTCTTGAAGGAACAGCACCCAAGCATGCCTATCAACCAAGATAGGCAGAGTCGTGTAACTTTTGGTGGCTCAAAGAAAAACTAATCTCTTAGTTATTTCTTAGGCTACCAGCTATATACTTTAGGAGGTATAAAAATATGGCAAACTCAACAACAGCCTTTGGTTTAAGACCATTAGGCAAAGTTGGTGGAGCATATGCAGCTGGGAGTCAATCTGAGTATGAAATAGCAAGTGCGCAAGCATCTTCTATCTTTCAGGGTGACTTGGTAGCTCTATCAGGTGGATACATTGTACCCGTACAATCATCCGCAACTGGTAGTATCTTAGGTGTCTTTAACGGATGCTTAATTGAAAGCGACCCATCAACAGGCAAACCAACTTTCAGAAACAACTACACACAAACAACTGTGACTGAAGGTAAGATCAAGGCATTCATCATCGATGATCCTGATCAATTGTACTTAGTAAAATCAACAGGTACTGCTACAGGTATTACATCTGTCGGTACTGCATTTGACATTAACTATGCAGCAGGCGATAGCATAAACGGTATTTCCGGTGTGACATTGGATCTTGCTTCATCTACAGGTGGTCAAATGTTAATCGTGGGACTTGATAGTGATCCAACAAATGAAGTAGCAGCAGCTAGCGAAAACTTCATTGTGAAAATTGCTAAAGGTCAACAGCTAATATAGGAGATTTAAATTATGGCTATATCAAGATCACAACTAGCTAAAGAGCTAGAGCCGGGTTTAAATGCACTATTTGGCCTGGAGTACAAAAGGTACGAAAACGAACACGCTGAAATCTTTGATACAGAAACTTCTGATCGAGCATTCGAAGAAGAAGTAATGTTATCAGGTTTTGCTAACGCAGCAGTAAAAGCAGAAGGTGCCGGCATTGCATATGACCAAGCACAAGAAACTTTCACTTCACGTTATACACACGAGACAATCGCTCTTGCATTCTCTATCACAGAGGAAGCAATTGAAGATAACTTGTATGACAGATTAGCTTCTAGATACACAAAGGCTCTTGCCCGTTCTATGGCTAATACAAAGCAAGTGAAAGCTGCTAACGTATTAAACAATGCGTTCAACACTAATTACTTAGGCGGAGATGGAAAAGAACTTTGTTCAACTCTTCACCCAACAATTAGTGGTACTGTAAGCAACGAATTAGGAACATCTGCTGACCTTAACGAAACATCTTTAGAGCAGTCATTAATTGACATTGCTGCTTTCACAGATGAAAGAGGTCTAAAGATTGCTGCTCAAGGTGTGAAATTAATCATTCCTTCAGCATTACAATTCACCGCTGACAGACTAATGAACTCTGCTAACAGAGTCGGAACTGCTGACAATGATATTAACGCAATCAGAAACATGGGGATGATTCCTCAAGGTTATGTAGTCAACCACTACTTAACTGATGATGATGCGTTCTTCATTAAGACAGACGTACCAAACGGTATGAAGCATTTCGAAAGATCACCTATCAAAACTGCAATGGAAGGTGACTTTGATACAGGTAACATGAGATACAAAGCTAGAGAGAGATACAGCTTCGGTTGGTCTGACTTTAGAGGTATCTTCGGATCACCTGGTGCATAATACGTACTAGAAAACTACTTTTAAAAGGGGCCTTCGGGCCCCTTTTTTTATGGGATATTCTCTTGACTTTATGGGAAAAAAGAGTATAAGATTAAGGCGGTTTAGTAATATATCGAAGGAGGTATATAATGACCGCTCTATCACAGTCCCTTATTGCTGAGAAAATCAAGCTAGAATCTCAGTGGAATTCTCAATATTTGTCTGCTGGTAAAGAAACTCTTGAAATGAAATCGATTGAAGAACGTATCAAAAGAGTTGTAGCAAAATTGAGATGGAGAGATTTAGATAAATATGAGAGTCCTTTATTTATTCCAATTAAATAGATTACTTGCGCTCATAGAAAAATTTCTATA